AACGGGAACCTATTAATTATCTTGTATTTAATAACTTAGGTTTCCGTTTTCATTTACGAGATCTTCAATTTATAGATTAAAAAAAAGGAAAAATTGTCCAGTGGTGGACAAAAAAACTTATCCAAAACTTATCCTTTAAATTTTAATCTATTATGGCAACTATTAAACTTACAATCTTCAAAGCAAAAGTTTTAAAGGACGGAAGGCATAAAATAAGAATAGCTGTATGTCATAAGAAGGAAACATGTTATATTGTAACACGTTTTATAATCGACAACCTTTCGCAATTTAAGGATGGACAGGTAACAAAACGTCCGGATGCTTCAATTATAAATTCAAAACTAA